GTGTCAGTATATTCATACCAAGCTCCACCCTGCTTTACGATTTTATTATCTTTCATTAAGCCAAGCCAACTACCATAGTTGTCAATACCTCTATCAAAGTAAATTTCAAAATCGGCATGTCTTAGTGGTGGGCCCATACGATTCTTAACGATTTGAGCACGAACTTTAATACCAACTATTCTATCTCCTACTTTGAGTGAGCCCATATTCTTTAATCTCAATCTAACTGAAGCATGGAATGCTAATGCTTTACCTCCCGATGTAGTCCAAGGGTCAGAGAATGCCATTGCGTTCATCTTCTGCCTTAATTGATTTGTGAATATCAATGCGATATTTTGACGACCAATCATATTGGTTATCTTTCTCATTGCTTTGGAAATGATAATTGCTTTATCCGTTGCGTAACCATCTTTACCATAATCGGCATCCAATTCTTTTAATGTAGAAGCTGCTGCTACTGAATCTACTACGATTGTTACCAACCTATCCTTATCGGCGGTTCGTACCTTCTCAATAATAGTTTCACAGGCCTCAAAGATACCTTCTACCGTATCTACTGAAACATAAAGGAGTTTGGATATATCCATTCCTAATGCCTCTAAAAAATCTTTGTTTACTGCCGTTTCCGTATCAATCAATACTGCAACACCTCCCTTCTTTTGTGTTTCAGCCAGAAGATGGGCAGAGAGCAGAGATTTTCCACTCTGCTCTAAACCCGTAATCTCTGTGATGCGGCCAACTGGCAAACCACCATAAGGTCTATTGGATATTGCTACATCTAACATAGCGTTTCCGGTGGATAACCAATCCTTTACATTGGTTGGTGCATCTCCGCCATCGCCGGTTAGAAAGTATGCAATCTTTCCTTCCTTATTTTGTTTGTTTAGGGAGTCAGCAAGAATACTTGCTAAATCATCTACTGCTTTTTTGGCCATTAAGTTGGTTTTAATTATGAATTGAATAAATCATCAAAGGCAGATGCTACATCATCTTTTGCTTTTGAAGGTTCTGCTTTCTTTTCCCAAGGCAAGTCACCAAATTCATCATCTGGGTTTGGTTTTGCCGCCGGTTTATTTGTAGCAGTTGTAGTGGTTGCTTTTGGTTTTGGTGCTTCCAATTCATCAATTAGTTCATCATCGCCCGTTGCGGCTGCTGATGGGTTTAACCAATTCTCAAGGATAGTTTTTAACTCTGCGTAAGATAATTCCGAATACAATTCAGTAATTTCTCTTTGATTGTTCAACAACTGGTCTACAGTTTCCGGATCGGAATGTATCTTAGATGTTGCCGGTTTAACACGGATTGTAGTTGTAGGATAAGATGCGTTTGATTCTTCAGCTGATGTTACTTCCAACACAATATCTCTACCGTTGTTTGGGTCAGTAATATCACCATAATCAGGATCTGCTATGTAACCTAAAATGTCCTGGTATACCGTCTTACCAAAACCCCAGAACTTTACTCCTTCATTCTCTTTACCACGTACGATAACGGGTACAAAAGTACGAAGTTTCGGCTCCATTTTCTTACCTGCTTTCCAATCATCAGTATCGCCTGTACGTTTAAGTTTTTCTGCAAACTCAACGATTGGGTCAGGTCTACCAAATGAGATAGGACTCAGATAAGTTTTGTTGTTAATGTTGTAATGAAAATAAAGTTCAATGAAAGGAAGGTCTTTGTTGAACTTGTACGGAACAATACGAATAAGTGATTTTCCGTTTGCTGGCTTCCAAATTAAGTCAGACTTTTTTGATGTGTTTTGAAGGCTTTTAAAGCGATTCAGTGCTAATGAAATGTCCATTTGCTTTTGTTGTTTTAAGGTTTAAAAATTAAGTTTAAAGTTGAGGTTTATTGCAATATCTCTATTACTAAATATAACCTATTTCTCTTTTATTATTATAAATATACAAAAATTAATTGGATTTACCAAATTTATTTTGCCCATTTACCACGACTTACCAATTGTGCTATAACGCCATATACAGAGAGGTCTTGGTAGGTATCATCTACTGCTTCACCTACATTATCTTGCTTTCCCAATACTACTAATTGCTTTAATCGCTGTGTTTTATCGTTCATTCTAAACCACAGGCCTGTTAGGGATAATTTCGTATCTTCATCGGTTTCTAATGATGTTCCTACTGAAATGTTATGTGGTCCGTAATTGGATTGTTTTGCACAAAATGTTTCATATCCTTCCATAATGATATTAAGGTATTCCTTAGTCATCTCAGGGTATTGTTCTTCAATTTGTTTTACTACTTCCGGATTCTTGTACTTGTAATTGTAACTCATTTTTTTGTAAATTTTTATTTATTTTGTTTTTTAATTTCATTGCCAATGCGCAATCTTCATATTCTTCAAACTCAATAAGGTTTTCTATGTTTTGCTCTAAAAGGTCTACATATTCCTTACTATCTATTGAAAGAGTTATAACTAACAACCCTTTAATAATGATATAAGCAAAATCTACTTTTTTCTTTTTATTACGAAGTCCAAAATCCACAGCATGAATTATAGCTTTGGATAATTCCAATTTATAATCATTGAAAATAGTAGCCGGATTATCGGTTTCTATTTCTATGGGTTTGAATCTCTTTGTTGCCATAAATCAAATATAAGAAAAATAATTTAATTTTCCAAATTGATTTTCTTGTGGATTTTTGTAGGAATTTTTTTGTAACCGGTATTCGATGTAGTTAGAATACAATTTTGAAATTCTTCCCAATCAATTACAAATGAATTATCGGTTTGACCACCTGTCATTGATTTTACTACTTCGTTGAGTGCGTTTATAGTGTATATTGTATTAGTCTGCTTCTTACGATGTACTAATATAGTTTTCCAATTAGATGATATCGGGGCTGAACCTTTCATTACGTTAAATGTTATGAATAACTCTTCTGGTCTTACTTTGCTTTCCAAAACGAAGACATTTGGGTTTATTATTTCATACCTGTCCAATATGAAATCAATGGAATGTTGTAACTCCGTATTGATTGTGAATAAGCAAAGTAGTTGTGTATTCATTATTTATTTTTGATTTGCTGTTGTTTAAGTTTTCCTTTGAGTTCTTTCTCTCTATCTTTTAATTTCTTTTGAGTTTTTTCAACCTCCAAAATAGCCTTAGCCAAAGCTGTGTCGGTTCTTACTGATTCTTTTTTAGACATTAGTATACCGGCCTTTTTCATAGCGATAATCATATCTTTACGCATTAGATCAGGCTTTTTTGGTAAAGATCTAGTTCTTGAACCACCTACCTGAGCTTTGTATCTAACAATAAAATGTGGGTCTTGTTTATTAATATCTATCCCAAGTTTTTTTAATTTATTTGGATAATCAGGATCTGCTGCCAAGAAATTTTGAGTATCTCTTTCTTTTAGATTTGGATGGACATAATTCCAAGCTTTTGCAACCATTTGTTGATCTTCCGAATTTAGTTCACCAATAGTTTGTTCTGTAAACCCACTATAATCGTCTTTTCCAAATGATTTTATTAAATTTGTAAATAATTGATCTCTAGCAATAGTTTTTATTTCATCTTTAATTTTTTTAAGTTCTTTTTCTTCTGGAGTTCTATTGTATTTTTTTAATGATTTTTCAAGCAATTCATTTCCTTCTAAAGAATTTTTATGTTGATTTATTCTAGTTTCCATCAAATCCCAATTTTCCGGACTATCCAATCTACGCTTTTCATCTTCTATTGTTGTTTTAATACCTTTTGCGGTTTTGTCTTCCACAGCCTGTTTAGCGGAACTAAATGGGACATGGTGATCTAGTTGCATGTGATTAAATGGTACAAATTTTCCCGTAATTGCACTTCTTCCACCGGTTTCTAAATATTTTTTTACAATAGCTCTAAATCTTTTTTTACCACTTTCTCCTGTTGTTAAAAATGTATCAACTGCTCCAGATTTTGTAACACGTTGTTCCCATTTTTTATAATCTTTTCCTAATTTGTTTTTAACTATTCCAACTGCTATATCAATATCCTCATCTTGTATATCATACTGTGGTAATTTTAATCTATAGCTTGGGTCTTTTAATTGCCTTTTTGTTACATCTATAATCGCTTTTAATTCATCATCAGTTGGTTCAAATACGCCCACCCCTTTTGTTATTTTTTCTTCTTTACCTAATAATCCTTTTTCAACTACCTCAAGCAATATACTCTTTCTACCGGTAAAGGTTTTTATTTGACCTGTAGTTGGTTTGTATTCTTTCTTTTTTTTATTTTCTCCCTTTTCTTTTGAAAATACATCTTTACCGGTTGTATCAAAAACCGGAGTACCTTTTGGCTTATCAGAGTTTTTTGATTTAGATACTAATCCTTTGATTTTTTCAGGAGATACTTTATCAGATTCTAATGATTTTACAGCTGCTATATATCCTGGATGCTTTTTATCGTAACCTAATCCGGATCCAATTTTTATTTTATGCTGCTTTTTATCTTTTCCAGTATATGTTATTTCTTTATCTAGCGGATTATTTTTTACATCAGCTTCATTCACATAACCAAAAATAACTCTTGCCTTTTGAGCAAGGCGATTGGCATCATCTACTCCGTTCTCACGAAGGATTTGGACTAACATTGTAACCTGATGTTCTTCGTTTAAGTTTATAATACCATGTGGTAATCTATACTCCAACTCTTTAAGAATTTCTTCAAAATCTATATTCATCTTTTTATATTTTATTTGCTAACCATCCGGCTGCATCTCTTACTTTATAAATATTCTTAATTGCCGTTTCCAATCCGGCATTATCGTCTAATACTGATTGTGCCATTTCAAACGCCTGGTCATCGCTGAACTTATTATATTTCTTATCACGTCCCAAGTCCTTTATAAACTTTTCAACCTTTGGCTTATTCCAAGTTTCCATTTCCTTACCACCCACAATCTTTGCTTTCTCTAATACGTCCGTAACATCACCAAAGTCACCAACATAATTTGAACCGGCTAATGATTTTGCAGCCATGTCCGGCTTATCGGTTACGTGAAACATTAATTGATTTAGTCGAGGTGCACCTGCTACGGTTTCAGTTCTTACTAAACAAAACTTATCACCTATTTGGTAGAATGTATTGGTTACAGTTGCACCATAATTGCCTGGTTTCTTTTCAGATGATACCTTTTTGAAATTGATGCCTTCTTTTTTAGCCCAAGCATCTAAGTCAGCTGCAAGTTTTTGAACACCATACCCTTCGTTGAGTAAATCCTTTAATCTTATCATTGTTTATATTTTTAATTACCATCTATAATCGCCAAATTCATCGGGTTTGAATCCTACCAACGATTTAAGTTTGTTCTTAATGGCCTGTCTTTTGTGATATTTTTCGGCATCCTTTTCTAATTCATCTTGATATGCATCTAAGACATCTTTATTATATTTGCCCGTTATACTTACATCGCTCTTTAGTACTTTTCCCGATGGTGATAAGACAACTTCATAATCATCATTTGCTGCGTATATGTTTCCTGTGACTTTATCAACTCCAATAGCATTAACCTTTTTATTTTCGTAATCGGAAAAATGATCAGCTGCTACTTTATCTTCATCTTCATTAGGCCGTCTTGCTCCAAATTGAAATCCTTTTGAACCTACAAAATCTTTTATCTTACCCATAATACCACCATCATCGGATTTTTTACCAAACACTTCACCGCCTTTATTATTACCAAATACAGGGCTACCTTTAAGTTCGGTGTCTTTGGATTGTTTGGCCGCTTGGGTTACACTCATTTTTTTACCTGCTACGGTAACTTGCGTGTCGCCTCGCATATCATGTTGTTTTTGATAAGAGTCAAATGCTTTTTGACTACCAAAATCCAATTCGTTTAGTTGCTGAAGTCTTTCCTTAATCAAAGAAATCTCTTGCTCTTTTGTTAATTGAGTGCCGGCTATCTTATTCATAGCCTTAACTTCTTGTAGTAATGTTTTTTTCATTGTTTATATTTTAATTACCAATCACCAGAAGCGCCTCCGCCTCCGAAACTTCCACCACCAAATCCTCCAAATCCACTATCATTATCATCACGTTCTCTTCTTTTCATTCTTTTAATTATTGAATCCAAACTATTATCATCTTTTGCGGAATCACTACTACCAAATCCCTTAAACATACTACTACCGGTTGGTTTGGTATCTTTTTTCTTTGTGGTGTTATCCGTTGGCTTGGTTTCTTTATCCGTTCTATCATTTGTAACACGTGCATCTATATTATGCTTATGCTTATCACGTTCTTTTCTACGAGCATCACGTGCTTTTTCCGTATCTTGTGCTGTTTTATATTTTTCACCGGTAGGGTCTACATCAATCATTGATTGTATATCTGCTGCCAAATGTTTGTATCGTTCTGGATTTTCTAAAGCCTTTCCTATTGTAATACTACTACCACGCTTTGGGTCAAATATTTTTGATTTATTAAGTGGGTTTTTAGAGTCCAATGCTTTTGGCATAGAAACGGGTTCTTCAGCTTTACCAAATAGTTTTGCTCCTAATTTTTGTAAAAACCCTGGCTTCTTTGATGCATCTGCTACAGTAGTTTCTTTACCTGATATCTTCACCTTTGTATCAGGTCTCATTTTGTGATTCTTTCTATACGCATCAAATGAAGCCTGATGTGTAAAGTCCAACTCTTGTAGTCGATTCTTAATGAACGCAATCTCTTGCTCTACAGTCATTTGAGTACCGGCTATACGGTTCATATCCTTAACTTCTTGTAATAGTGTTTTTTTCATTTTTTATTTATTGTTCTGCGATTGCTCTAAAAATAAGATTGGCCAATGGTTTATGGTCTCCGTATCCATCCATATTTTTCTTATTAAATTCATCCCACGCATCCATCATTTCTTTTTTGTCAATTTTTCCTTTTTTTACATAACTTGTAAGAGTATCAACCATTTGATGCATATCTCTACTATTATTCATTTTTTCCTCACTACCTTGAACACTTTTAAGTGCGTTACCAATCGTATTCAATGCGTCGGCCTTTTTTTCCTCAAAACCTTTTGATGAAACTCTTCCGCCGAATGCCTCAATATCATCCTCCGCATATTTCAATTCTCTTTTATATTTTTTTGCAGTAGAGCCTGCATATTTTATAGCATCTTCTTCGTTATTAAAACTTTTATCAACTTTACCACTCAATTTTGCTGGATCGTTAGTATCATCGCTTGGGCCAAGCGATACACGAATTTTTCCTTTTTTCCTTTCATCTGGTCCAATGAATAATGTATAAATCGGATCAGCACCACTCTTTGTTTTCAAATTATATTCAATATCTCCGCCACTACTCACGTTCGTATATCCATCATCACTACCAATTGCCGTATTTAGTGTTGATTGTACTTTTGAGTTAAATTTAATAACTGAGTCATCATCATCCCAATCCGTTTTAGCTGCAGTTGTTTTTTTACCGAATACATCGCCACCTTTATCTTTTCCAAATACAGAAGTTCCTTTAACGTCGGGGTCTTTTGATTGGTCTTTAGCTTGAGATACACTCATTTTCTTACCTGCCACAGTTACCTTTGTAGTATCACGTAGGTTGTGATTCTTTTGATAAGAGTCAAATGCTTTTTGTGTACCAAACTCTAATTCGTTTAGTTGTTCGAGTCTTTCACGGATAATAGCAATTTCTTGTTCTTTCGTCATTTGAGTTCCAGCAATTTTGTTCATTGCTTTAACTTCTTGTAATAGAGTTTTTTTCATTTCTTTTTTTTGAGTAATTGACAAAATTCGGACGTAATCCAAACATAATTATATGATATAAATATAATTAATTAAGGGATTACCTCTAAATCGTTGTAATTATTTCCTTCATATGCTCGGACAGGGAATCCACCACGCTCCATTACCGTTCGGAGTGTCGTTAAAACCCATTCCCGTTCTATTGGGTGGGTATCTATTAGAAGTGAGTCGTATGTATATAAAACGGGTTTACTCATCTTACCTTCCATTACAGCAAGTATCTCCGCCAACTTCTTGTAATTTATTTCCGTTTCCAGCGCTTGTAGTAGATAGTTAAAGACCTTTTGTTTGGTAGGGGCTTCAATTCGGCTAAAATGGATTTGGCGTTTGAAGATTGGTGTCGTAAGGTTTCCAGAAATTACAAACCCATTCCACATACCATCCAACCACTCCCCAACCTTTTTATAGAATGGTATATCCTTTACGGCATCCGTTATACCACCATATAGATAAGTAAATGTTATCCCTTTTGATTCGGCTTCGGTAACACCATAGTATTGCGCAAGGTGTCCATGCGCCGTAACCCCCTCCGGTATTTCGTAACCAACGATTCGGGCTATAAGCCGGACGTGATACGATTCCCAATCCATTTGTATAAGGCTACCACCCTGCGCAGAGTAGCGAGTTATCACCGATTGACGACTACCATCCTCTTTTGGCATTGCGGACCAGTTTACTCCTAAGTGGCGATTGGAAGGTCTGCCAGTAATTGTGTATGGGTTGTATTTGGTATAGGCTTTGTGGCGGTGTATGTATTCGGGATTGAAAGCGTATCTATCAATAAATTTTTCCTCATCGACTGCTACCCCAGCCCCTTCCAGCCTTCCTAATTGTCGGATTGCTGATGTATATAGTTTATCGGATTCTCTGCTTTCAGTAATGTCCGGCAACTCTTTTAATTTCTCATACCATTTCATTAGTGGTATGCAATCATTGAGTTGCTTAAATTCGTTTCTATACCCTCTATAAACCGATTCTACGAACTCACCAAAGATAAAAGGTGTCTTATTCGTTTCAAACCAAACCCACTCTAAATCCAGTCCATTCACCGCCTGTAAGTATCGGATTCCATATACCAATGTGTCGGCATCCGTTATCTTTGTAAAATCAGGAATTTTATCTATCTTTGCCGCATCTATGTGATTGAAGTTAATTATACCGTCAGAATCTGCGGTGCGATAATATATGAATGATATACGATTTCCCCACTCATGTGCCTTTGGTGAAGACCATACGGGTACCAATAGAGTTAGAACTGGTCCACTCTTTATGAAATCGGTTAGTTGTTTATTCTTTTCAATTAAATTCATACGAACTCAATATAAGAAAAATATTCCGATTTACAAAATTATTTCTTATAAAATTGTAGAAGGTTGGGTAGGTATAACTTTATGTTTTTTAGAATAGTCGATGCCGTTGCTAGTCCAGCTTTATTTGAATCGGTAACACCTTTATCTTCAATTTCACCTTTATTATTAAATACCGGCTCCAATGGGCCGGATATTCTCCACTTTATACTATCTCCCATCCAAAATGGATTTTTAGTATATTCTACATATACTTTTGAATCTACTTCAAATATATGTCCTTCTGGCTCATTTGCTTTTCTCACAAAATATCTACGAATAAATCCTATTTGATAATCGCTTTCTTTTGGCGTAGGTACTATTGTTTGCGGATATTTTATTACAAACAAATCAAGGGTTTTGGCTATATCTTTATACATTACTATTTACTTTTTTGTTATAATTCTATGGTCCGCTTCAATGGTAGTTGTCCAGCCATCTTTTGAAACATTATGTTTAGTATTTGTGATTTGAAAAACGCCAATTTTATTATATATTTCCGGTACACCATCAACATTAAAGTACTGCCCACAACGGAATCCACTAAATCCATCGACAGTTATAGTAACAGTTACAGGTGAAACAGTTGGTTTATTTTTATCATTGGTTTTTTCGTTTATTTTTTTACGTATAAAAGCCGGGTCTTTGTATATTAAAACTACATTTTTACTTTTTGCATTTTCATCAATTAGGAAGTTTATAGATTTTGATTTTATAACCTCACTCAACTCTTCTGCTTCTTTTGTAGTTTCTTCCGTTTTAGTATCTTCCGATTGTACTTGCGATTTTTTTATTTCAGCCTCTTTAGCTTTTTGGAAGTTTTCCTCTATTCGTTTAAATTCAACATTATTTATTGAATACCAACCATCTGCGTTTCCAAATGTAGAATTATCAATTGCCTTATACGCCTGTGGTGGTAATTCTAGTGAATTAATATCTATATCTTCTTTTTTAAGCTGTGTTCCGGCTTTTTTTGCCTTATCTATTGCTTCTTGCTTTGCTAAGGCCAAAAACTTTCCAGAATTAAAAATAGTTCTACCTGCTATCAGATTACTCATTTCAAAATTGAAAGAAAACTCTTTAACTATTGATTTTATAGTAGTTGGTTTGAATCTATAACTTTCAACCTCATTTTGATCAATTATTCCCTGTGGTGCGAATCTATAGTCAAATACAGATCCTGGACCATTATCATTTTGAACTCCATAGACTAAATTATAGAGCCCATATCCGTGCTGATTTACAACACCCAATATCTTTTCTAAAAAATCTATCCGTGTATATGTTGATTTCCAATTTTTTACTACCGTTTCGTATTTGATAAATATGTTTAAGGCGTTACCAATTTTCAAAACAGAATTATCTTTAAAATTTGGAGTTATAATAGTTTTTCTATCATTTGGTAAAATTAAATTTTTACCTGTATAGTGAAAATCCAATCTTTTATTTCCCTCTCCGATTGTACCATTTATGTCTGAATTTAAATCTAATATTTCTTCATTGATTCCATCTATCTTTTTTTTACTTCCTTTTTTTCGTGTTATGGCCTCTCTAATTCTCGGTATATTATTTCTTGGAAAAATTATTTGATCGGAACTAGATAGCATAGACTCATGTGATGTAACGGGAATAATTTCTATATCCTCTCCATTTTCAACTTGAAACTTACCAACTTCAAGTTTAAAAAATTTATCATCAAGATTACCACCCACAAGTACATAGTTCATTAATATTTTAAGAATAAATCTCAATGAAATATATGCATCACTGGATGCGATTGTGTCCTTTTGTTCCTTATTTATTTTTAAGAAATTAAACCAATCAACAGACCAACTACCCTTATGATCGGGTACATTTTCATCGAGTAATTTATTGAATTTAGTAGTATCAAGATTAAAATCCGTAACAATCAATTCTTTTATTTGGTCAATAGGTGTAAACTCCAAATCTTTTGGTGTAACTGCTGTTTTACTTTTTTGAGTTGGTGTACTATGTGGTATTGCTAATGATATTTGGTTTCCTTGTGATATTTCTATATCAACATTATAAGTACCATCTGCTTCTATTGAAAAATTATAATTAGTAACTTTTCCAGCAACCAAATCAAAGCTACCCAAAGATTTTTCAACGCGCTCAATGTAATCAATTGAACCGGTTCTATCCGACCTAAAGTATTTATAAAAATCAGTTTCGCAAAATTTACCATAGTCAATTTTTGGTACCAGAGCATTTTCTATATTAGAATATGTTTCCATTGGTTTTACCTGGCCATCTTGATATATTTTATATGTTTTTTTATCGTTAGTAACAGGCTGATTCGGTTGCGCATTTTTTTTAAACCCATCCATGTATTTTAAGGTAGAATCTCCAAATTCCAACAAAACACTCATTCCTGGCTTCATAAAGAACAATTCAAACATCTCAAGCTGTTTCAATGTAAAACATCTAACTTTGACGTTTGCTGTTTTTAATGTGTTATTTGCCCCGTCGGTATCTATATCAATAGATTCTACAATCGGCGTTGATACTTTGCGGCCGGCTTCACCTTCAACTTCTATAACTTTTCCTGTAAAATCTATACCAACAGGCGTTCTACCCGTTGAATATGATAACGATATATCATGTATATTACTAGCTATTATACACCCCTGATACGAATCGGGTGGGGTTTTACCTATTATCTCTATTACAGCACTTTTTCTTGCTTCCGAATCGGAATCAAATATTGTATTATCACCTCTAACAACAAGTGCTGCCGAAGTCAATATAGCAAACGGCTGTTTTTGAAGCATAGACTTTTTTGTGTCGGCCTCTCTATCTTCCATAACCTGTTTAATCCAAGGTGAAAATGGTGCTAAAAACGGAAAAAATCCCATAGTAACTTATTTATTTAATCGTTCTAAATCGTATGTTATTCTACTCAAATCGGTTGGTATTCTTAATTGACGCCCTTCTTCTACATAAAAGTTTGCATCATTAAGATTATTAGCAACAGCTATTATCCACCATTTAGTAGTATCATTGTAATATTTTTTTGCCAAAAGGTCAAGTCTATCACCGGCTTCCGATATAATATAAAAATCAGCATCGGATGGTTTGATATTTGGATATATTGTTGATTCAAAATAACTTCGGTTGGTGTCCTCTTCTTTTATAGTCTTTGTATATAGATATCTATTTGACATGATTATTGTTTAGATGGTTGTGGGGTTGAGTTATTGGTAAAATAATTTACATATTGGTTACCATCTTCTTTGGATTCACCATACTCGTAAGTGTACGTAACAACATCTTTATCATTTACTTTTTGTGTAGTCTTTTTTATAGCTGGGTGTTCTATTATTTTCATTCCTATTGAAACATTTATTACCGTTGGATATGGTGTTTCGGTTGAGCCATCAAAATAATCGGGAACAGTTGTTGCCCAAGGTGTTGTATCATCTATTGAAAAACTTAAACTATCAATTATACCTAATATATTTTCATATAAACCATTTATCGTTAAATAAACTAAATTAGGTGCAAAAAATAATTGAGAAACTATCTGCTTATCACCAGGATAAGTTGCTACACTTATATTTTCATCTGGAAAAACTAATTTTCTTAACCGATTTAAGTTATTTATCATAGATATTTTTGATGTTTGATCCAAATAATACATCTTTACATCAAACTTCAAAGTTCTTTCAACTCCACCATAACGATATAAATTGAATGGCGACCCGACATATTTAAATGAATTTATTTCAGGCGCAAAATCTTCGGATATTCCACTTATAGTACCTGGTAATACGATATCATTAAGACGTGTTGATGTTTTACCATAAGTTCTAAATTTTACAAAAGTTTGTTGTACATTAGTATTATCCTTATCTATTTTCTCCAAACTTGCTTCATAAGTTTTCTCATTGGCCGCAGCAGTTAATACATCGTTACTTACTGTGTCCCATGTAATATAGTCTTTACTTCTGCTTTTCAGACCCACTCTTACATACTCTTTGGCGTTGCCACCCTTACTATATTCGTTTGTTTTTTCTTCGTATGCTATGAAATGTTTTGAGTAAAAATACCCAGCTCTTTGTAGTTTTCCGTTTGTATCTTTTTCATACGCAGGTCCATAATTTTTACCACGCTCCGCTTCGCTTAATAACTTAAAATAATTTTTTACGTTTTTTAATGCATTTTTGCTCCCAAGTTTACTTACTAATTGTAATGCGGCTGTTTGGGCGGCGGCGGGGCTTTTTACGGCATTTTTTATAAAGTTTGCAATATTTGCTCCAGGAGATGGTTCGGTTTTTACAAAATAATTTTTATCCGGTTCAATCGCATTTCTCAACTGAGCTACGGTTGGTATAACGGATATTGGTTTAGATAGTAAACTATTATTTTTGAAAATTGTATCAGATGGTCGATTTGCATTACCGCCCAATAAAGCGCCTCCGGCACTACCAATTAGGTCACCTATTGCATTTGGTGATGCTAAAAGAAGTGCGGCCTGTCTTGGTGGGTTGATTAAGCCTCGACTTTCTATCAATACCTTACCGGAAATGCCACCCAAAGGTCCCGAAGAAGTGTATAACTCCTTTTTTCGGTCTTTGAATAATTCCATTATTGTTTTTGCCATCTATACTTTGTTTAGTATAAATATCTAATTAAATAAAATGTTATTGGCCATTAATCGCCGCCGCCGCCAGTTTCTGGTGATGTTCCCTTTTCGCTATCTTCTCTTCTCTTTATAACTCTACTAACTTGCTTACCATCAATCATCAATCTAATTTGGCCATCGTTTTCATTATTTGTAAGCATTGCATCTAAAAGAGATTGTAGATTTTTATTAACTTGAATCAATTGTGCTGTCTGATTATTTAGGTTTAGTACCTTATCATTTAATTTTTGAGAGTTTACTGCTGTAACAAATTCGTTTTTAGCTATGTTTGAATTTATTTTTGCCGTTTGTATATTAGCAGCATTAGCAGCCTGTTCTAATGGATTAGTTGCAGTTACGGCTTTTGATGCAATATTATTCAAACTGGTATTCATCATCTGCATTAATCCATACTCCGCTACTCCACGCATATTTGCTTCTTGCTGTATCATTGTAAGTATACTATCTGTGGTTGAAACTTGACCAGTCCCCACCATACTATCCATTTTAGTTGATATTCCTGTTAATGTGGTATTCATCAAACTAAATTGATTGTTATATCCCATACCCACCCAAGTTATAAGACTATTCAAATTAGTATTCATAGTTTGCATTAATCCATACATTAATATACCACGAGTATCGGCTTGAGTTTGAATTAATTTTTGTGTGGCCTCAGTAGCTAGTGAAACTGCGGGAGTCGCAGCCGGTGCAGTAGTTGCGGCTGTTGTTGCCGTTGTTGTGCCTGCTGCCGTTGTTGTACCTGCTGCCGTTGTTGTGGTTGTCGTTGGGGTTGTTGTGCCTGTTGCTGTTGTTGTGGTTGTACCCTGTTGTGCTTGTTGTAATGCTAGTTCATTTGTACGTGTTTGTGCAACGGCTAATAATTTTTGTTTTTCTCTTATTTTAGCGAGTTCATCATCGGTTACATTATAAGCTTGTTTGTATTCAGCAAAGTTCATTTGTTCACCTTTACTATTTTTATTCACGCCGGTATCACCCACTGATGCATTCAGAATATTTTGCTCTCTGGCACTTAATGCTTCTGCTTTGCCCATTCTTTTGGCCATTACACCCTTTGTCTTATCATAGGACCCTTCATATTCTCTAGTTGCAAGTTTACCACCTATGATTTGTGCGCTACCCATTTCACCTTTCCACAAAAGTTGCTCAGTCAATCTAGTCGTTTCAATCATTTGCTGCAATACCGCATCTCTCCAAGCGGCTTCATCATCTGCAAGTTCTCCAGTCCTTTCAGCTATGGCGAATGACCTATCCATAGTGGCATCAACCGATGTATTTATTGCTATTAAGCTTTGTAACGCTGCTTGTTGGTTTGCTTCTCGTTCGGCAGCGGCCTTTTGTGCCTCTGCTTCTGCGCTATACCAGTTATTCCATATACCTACAGCTCCACCTATTATTCCACCTACAGCCGCACCAACAGCATTACCTATTCCTGGAATAAAACTACCAATCATAGCACCATATCCAGCGTATTCAAGAGCAGTACCAACCGTATCGGCTATTCTACCTTCAGTTAGTGCGGCTAAATTACCGGTTGCAACTGCTTCATCTTTTTTATAATCACCATACACTTGTGCCAAACCACCAACCACTCCGGTAACTATACCCAATGGGCCGCTCGTAGCTTTCATAGCTATTTTTCCAGCCATACTAGTTCCAACTTTTGCTAATGTATTTGTTGCAACCTTTCCTATTGCAGTTTTTGCAACACCTTCTATTACCTCTCCTCCCGTCTTTTTTATGGCGGTTATACCTAATTTTTCAGAAACTTTTGATAATCCAGTTTTTCCAGCGGATTCGGCAACTTCTTGTCCTACTACCTTTGTGCCGCTTTTAGCAACATTTTTACTTATAGCGTTAAATCCAGCCGTACTTGCCTTTTGCATTCCAACTAATCCCAACTCAAGTGCTTCATTTGTAAGAACACCAGCAGTGGTTGCCTTTATCTCCTGATTTAATAGGTCTGCACTTTCCGACCAATAATCGGCTGATGTATATAATTGTTCTTTAAGATAATCGTTAGATATTCCAACTTGAGAACTAAGTGCTGCTATGCAACTACATATATCGGTACTGGCTAATGCTCCGGTTTGTGTTTGTTCTCCAGGAGTAACCGTTTCAACTGTTGGTTCGGTTTGTTCTTCAGCCGAAGCCGCACTTCCACCAGAAATCATATCCGATGCTGCCGATACAACAGTTGGTAATAACAAAGCTGCGCCAACTCCGAAAAGTCCTTTAGCTTTTATTCCACGACTTTTTCTAGATGGTCTACTACGTGATGATTTTGTTTTAGTTTTTTTAGATGTGCCGCTGGTTGATTTTGTTTTTCGTTTACCCCCCGCAGTAGTCTTTTTTGAGCCTCCAGTAGATGTTTGGGATTTTCCGGTTAATTTATTTTGTAAGAAACCACTACCAATGTTAGTTAGCGCACTTGTAAGTACACCCCCAACAATTCCACCAATAGCACCTAATGCATTTTCAAACATGGACTTTTCAGGTGCAAATTGTTTAGTTTGTATGGCCGCCTCTATTATATTCTTATTAAAAGTTTTTAAATTCTCCGTAAGAGTATCATATGTTTTTTCTAATAAACCTTGAGCTTTCTCCCTTGCTAACATTTCATCATTCAAACCCTTCTCTACCTTTTCTTTTCTTATTTGTCCCTCAAGATCTGCATCCTTTTTTTGTTGTTCTAATATGGCCTGTTGAGCCTTAGTATAGTCTGGACTTTGTAATAATGACTCTAATGCCTTTTGTGAAGTTTTAGCATCTATTATAGCCTGCTGTGCAGATATTTGTGCTTGCTCCGAATTTAATGCAGCTTGCGCTGCTACATTTCTTTTTAAGTAGTCCTGATTTGCTGCTCCAGCTTTTCCGGCTGCTAATTCAGCAGTCTTACCATCTTTTGTAGCAATTTTTTGAAGTGACCCCAAATCCATTCCACCAAGGGCTTGAGAAAGTGCTTCCTGTTGGAACATATCCATATCTTCCGGATTAAGTCCCTGTGCCTTTAATGCATCCAAAGCACCTGATGTATCTCCTTCTGCGAATTTAGCTCTTACTTCGGAAAGGTCTACCTGTTCACCTAACATTGTGCTTAATTGCATTTCAGCTTTGATACTATCTTTATAGTTTAGTACCATACTCTTACCGGCTTTAGCTATATCTCCAAAGTTTACGCCCATTGATTGAGCATATGCAACTTGTTTTGCTAAAGCCTTTCCACTTTTTATTTGATAACCCAATGCATCTTTTGAAGCACTGGCAACTTCTTGCATTAAATTACCAAGAGATATACCGGAATTGTCAGCCAATGCCCTCATACCCTCTTGCATATTCATTGCAGCCTCTGCTGATACTTTTTCAGTTGCTTGAAAAAATTCATTCATTTCTGCAATACTTTCTACGGATTGCCCAGTCCTATCAGCCATTATAGCCATATCAGCAGCTGCCTTACCTGTTGGCATTTTACCAGTTGCGGCGGATGCTGCACTCATTGCTCCGGCTATTTTATCGGCACTAATTCCGGCCATTTGTAATTGGGCTGCACCATATCCAACTCCACCTAATTTATTACCAAAGAGTGCTGTTTTAGATGCTGCTCTAAATTGTGCTGCGGCAGATTGCATAGAGGCCGCAAAAGAGTTTGCTGCCTTTTCGGCTGCAAAAGCTGCTTCGTTTTGTAATTTAACTAATTCTAATGCATGATCGGCCTGGCTTTTTTCTAATTCCCTTTGGTTTTTCTTAGCAACATTACTTATATCTACTTCAATATCCTCTTTTTGCTTTGCAACTTCCAAATCAATGGCACCCCTTTCTTTAGCCAAGTAAAGTTCTTTCATAGAAACATCGCCAGCTTTTTTACCAGTGGCCGTTTCCATAACCTGTTTCATTTGCGGAGCTGCGCCTCTATCCGTAGGTAGTGCAGTCATTGCTTTGGTATCACCCTTTGCCTGAACAGCAACCTCTACTTCTCCAAATTGTTTAAGTGCATTTATTTGATTTTCTATTCTTTCATTACGAAACTCAATATCAACTTGGAAAGGTGCTGCGAAGTAATCTGTAGCAAGTTTTCCTAATACTGCTCCCAATGCTACTAATGCCATTTTTGCTCCAGGAATATCTCCACTCGCCATCTTCTTAAATACATCGGATAATTGGCTTGCGGCAGGTATACCACTACTACCCAATTCATCCATAGCAGTATTGAATCCATTTAAAATCTTTTCGGATTTTTCAGCATTTTTTACAAATTCTTCACTAGCTTCTGCAGCACCTTTAAACGTATTAACTAGAGCTCTGCCAGCATCCGTTGAAGTATCTATTAATCCTATTTGTTTTTCAAAATCCTCATTAGAATCTTTTACTAGTTTATTGTATTCTTCTAATGTTATTTTTTTATCTTTTAGTTGTTTTTTTGCATTTATAATAGTGTTTTCTAAATCCACATATGCATCGGCGGCAGCGGTTGCTTGGTTTTTTAAATCCCCTTGTTCATCCGTTATTGATGCAATTAGATTAGATATACTTGCTAAATTAGTTTCTATACTTCCTTGTCTAGCCTGTGCTAACTCCGCCAGTTCTGAATATTTTTCGTATTGTAGGTTTGTCTTTGAAAACTGAGCATTTAAGTCTTGAACACCTTTTATTCTATTTTTTTCGTATTGACTTAACTTACCTTGTATATCTATTTGCCCACTTAATTCATTTTTTTGTTTTGTATATATTTCAACCAACTTACGACCTTCCTCTGTACTCGTATCAATTTTTGAAATTAATTTATCGTAATCTTTATATGATTCTACTATTAACTTATTATATTCGTCTTGTTTTATTTTACCTTTATCTAATTGAGACTGTGCCGATATTATAGAGTTTTCAAAATTAACATACGCATCTGCGGTAGCATCTGCTTGCTTTTTTAATTCCGATTGGGTTTCAGGTAATTTTGAAGTTATTTCTGCAATATTATTTAAATTATCCTTTATAGTAGCTTGTCTTTGGTTTACAAGTTCAATTATTTTTAAGTTTTGCTCTTCTCCTTTATTAACTCTATCTATTGCACTATTGAGAGTTTTAATACCATCTATTCTGTCTATTTCGGATTGAGTTATTAACTTTTGAATATCAACTTGCTCCCCTATTTTCTTTTTTTGCTCTGAGTATATTTTTACTAAATCTTTACCTTCCTTTGTAGTAGTATCAATTTTTGAAATTAATTTATCAAATTCCTTATACGATTCAACAATAGTTTTATTAAATTGTTCTTGAGTTATAGTATTATCGGCAAGTTCTTTTTTTGAGCTTATAATGGATAGGTTTAAGTTTTTATAGCTTTCAGTAGTAACTTGTGCCTGCTTACTCAGTCCTTTTTGTGATTCTGGTAGTTTTGTAATTATTGTAGCAACACTACTTAATGTATCTTTTATATTTTTAACATTTGGTAGTGTTTTTTTAAACTCTTTTCCGTATGCCTGTGTGTTTGATGTAATACTGCCCGTTAAACTCTCCAATTCTTCCGTATCAACAATAATTTTTCTTAGATTCTTCTGTCTTTCTTTTTCTTTAACTAATATTTTATTTTGAGTAGCAGATGCTTTTTCTAATTCCTTTGTGTTTTTTTCTTGAGTTTTTAAAATATCTTTTGCATCTTTAACCGCATTTTTATTACTACTTATTTCTTTAGTTTTTAAAGCAATTATTTTTTCGGCATGCGCTAATCTTTGCTTATCATTTTTTGTAAGCTCTGTATCTATTTCTAATAACTCTTTTTTTCTTGCTTTAGCATCTTCAAGAGTTTTTAGATTTTTTTCATTTGTCTTTAATAGTTTTTCCGCTTGTTTTGCCTCATCTTTTCCTTTATCTACTATTTTTTGTTTTGCGGCAACAAGTTTCTCAGCGGCTTTTAAGTCTTCCTCATAGCCGGTCTTTTTTCCTCCGATACCCGTTTGTAATTTATTATTTTTAGCCAAATGTCATTAAAATTTTATTGTAATATTAGACTTCTTTTATACCATATTTTTTAATGTAAGCATCTACATGCGATGCATCTAATCCCAAAGCTTCAAGATCTCTTTTTTGTTGCCACATTGATTTTGATAATTTATCATCATAGCTAGTCCATACATCAGCTAATTTGGGATTGGCTTTCCTTAATCGTTTTAGCCAATCGCTTTCTGTTCCTTTGGATTTTGCTGAGAAGAAGCTTTTGAAGAAATCAATTATACCGGCTTCTTTCACTAATATTTTTTTGCGCATACTAATAGTATTATGTTTATGTATAAATATAAACAATATCAATTATTATCTCCGTCTAACTCGTGAGCTTGATGATTTACTTTTTTCTATTGTAGAAGTTTCTTCTTCCTTTGTTTTGAGTAGTTCTCGCCAATAAAATTCTCGTAACTTTATGGGCATATAATAAAGGTCATGCCAATTAAATCCACCATTGGCGTAGTAAATCATTTGAAAAATCTTTCCGTGTAAAACTATTGAGTAATTAATCGGCAGGGTAAAAAAAGTCAACCCCGAAAGGTATACGAAGAGCCTCCGCTTCTCCTGTAAATGGTGATGTATATTCAAATGTCAAATCCAAATCAGGAGTCATAGATGCTATATACTTACGAAGTGCTTTGGAATCTCCTGCTAACAATCGGTTTGATACAAAATTACTAATATATCCGAAATCACGATTACCCTCTACTTCCGTTATAATTCTTCTATATCTTGCAGTAATTTCGTTTCCTGTTTTTAATGTTTTTTGACTTGCTTCAATATCTTTATTAATTGATAGTTCATCACCATGCGTTATCAACTTAAATTTAATGGGCATTTTTGAAACAGGTAGTGTGAATTGATATTCATTATTTCTATTTAATAATTCTTCATCAATTTCTTTTATTTTGATTTTTGAAAGGTCAACAATGGTTTCAACTGCTTCTTTTTCTTCTGGATCATTTATTGTTACATTATAATCCGGTCCGAATGCTAAAATCCTAGATGTAACTAATATTGCATTCTTATCACCAATCAGTAAATCATTTATATCAACACCCGGCTCTACAACTATTGATTCTAAAAGTTTATCTAACTGAATACCTTTACGAATAAGGTTTGTAGAAGTAAGTATATCTTCTTCTTTTGCAGTCATAAGTTTAATTGTAATCTCTCCTTTTGAAAGTGGATTGCTTTCAGGATAAACTAAACCCTTTGAAGGCAATGATATAACTTCTGTTGGGAATGGGAATGATTGTTGTGGTTGGTAGTTTGGAGTTTCACTAGATTGTAATCCTCTTGTTGCTTTTTTAGCTTCAGCTGCGTTTTGTTCCATAATGTAACTTTATAATTTGTTTTATAACTTTGTGTTCAATTATATATATTGTATTTTTAAAAAAATAAAAGGGAGTACACATAAAGCGCACTCCCTTTTTTTAAATATGTTTGAATATGATTAGTATTCAAGAATTGCGTAGTCGTAAGACAATGTTACTTCAATTGAAACGGGGTCATTACCACTCCAATCCATCTCACCGAAATTTGCAGATGTGATAAATGCTCCTTTCAATGTCCATTGTTCTACTTTATCACCAACTGGTCCAAGAGTGTAGAAGTTACAATCTTTCTTATAGAAAGCTGCGTAACCATCACGACCCGTCAATGATTCATGCGATTGACGAACCCAGTCCATTACCATTTGTGCTCCGGAAGGAACGATTGGGTCATAAAGGGTGATATTAACATCATCCCAAGTTGATTTACCCTTAATCTTTCTTTTAAGGTTAATATGGTCAAGTTCTACTGGTTCAGAAGTAAAGGTAGGTCTTGAAGCCGTCTTAACGAGGTAAGATTCTATACCATTTATCTCCATTATAAATCTATTGCTTAGTTTTGGTTCCCAGTTTTTGAAGAACATCTTTTCAAACTCTAATATTTCTGGCATTTTACTTTATTTTAATTGTTATTTTATATAAATATTGTTATTTTATTTTTTATCCACCAAATGTTGCTCCGGTAGGTAAAATATTGAAATCAATTTGGATAAATTCAGCCGTTTTAGTTGGTTGTAAATAGATTGAACCATTTAAGAAGTTTCTATCTATTGAATCCGGTGTGTTATTACTTTCATCCATTACAACTTTAAAAGCGTACAAACCTTGTCTTTGTTGAATACCTTCAAAATATGGATTAACAATATTTAAGAATCTATTACGAGTTGTTGATGTATTTTGTTCAAATATTAAGTATCTCGAAGTAGATGCTACATATTTTCTAACAGTCAACAATAATCTACGAACATTAATTCTATCCAATGCTGATGGTTTATCTTGCAAAGTCTTTTGTCCGAATGCTACAATACCTTGTCCAGGAAATTGTACGATTGGATTTACTTTAGATTCATAAAGATTATCTCTATCAGTTTGAGTCAATTTATTCAACACTGCAACTGCTCCACTCAATCCACCACGATTCAAACCTGCTGGTGCGAACCATTCTGCTGCCACTCTATCGTTAGCTGCGTAAACAGCCGGTAGAAGTGTAGAAGGTGGAATTGCTATTAAACGGTTTGTATTGATATCTATTGTTTTAACCCAAGGATAGTACATACCTGCGTAGTTAGAATCAACTTCAGCTGCCTGATTTCTTACTTCGTTAATTGTACCACTATACCCAACACCTTCCGTAATGTAGAATGCGTCACCTCTATCAGTTACCATATCAAGAACTGCGTTTACAAGTGCTGTATGGTCTTGATAATTAAGACCTGGAGTAACAACCATTTGAACATCATATTCATCAGCGTTTGAAAGTGCGTTGATTTGCTTTAAGTATGCTATAGATCCAGATGTTGTTAATGATGTACAATCAAATCCTTGTGTATTATTGTTTGTAATATCACCTGCTTTTTTGATTTGTGTTGTTGGATTTGTACCATCCCATCCTTCTTGGAATGCTACTAAGAAGTTTCTTTTAACAATCTCATCAGCTGATGTTGATGTTAAATTTACTGCAGTTCCACCACCATTGTTAGTATCAAGTGAGAAAGCCGTATTTGAACCGGTTGGTGCACCTGTTGGTAATGGTTTAATATAAATTGAATTATCACTATTACCATCCAAATTAATACCACCATAAACTGTTGCGGTTGCTTCTACATAAGTTACGGCCGGAATTAAATTAGATTGGGCCGCTGTAGATCCAGATACAGGTAGTTTATAAGCTGCGTGTCCGGCAGGAATTGCTTGTACTGGAATTTTTTCATAAGATAATGTAGAATCTCTTTCAGTATTTACAAGTCTTACATATTTTGATTTGTTTACCCAATCTCCTGTTTCAGTTACTTTACCATCAGACCCGATTGTAATGTGTCTATCACCAATTACTCTATAAACATAATTTACAGAATTAGGATCGAGGGTTACATTTGAATAAGTTTCATATACAGTCTTTCTACGATTGGTATCGGAATATGCTCTAACTACAATAGTGAATGTACCATAATCAGTTCCTGATATAGTACCTGCTGCTTTGATATTTGTGATACCAACTTTTACTTTTGTATTTGCTGCGTTACCTGCTCCAATAGTTTCAAAACGTAAAAGATTATATCTTTGTCCAGAAATTAATTGCGATTGAATATATGGTGTTTTTGCTTCTTGTGCATCATCGGTAAAATCCTGAGATGGAAATGCCGTTAATGATGCCGTTATGCTAGCCGATATCAATGTGGCCGCTTTAGTCGTAAAAAATGCATATACATATCCTTCCTTAGTTCCTCTTGCATCCGTACCAAATGATGATTCAATATCATTTACATCCGCAGGGTCTAATGAAGTAGTAAAACTGTTTCGAGAACCTGAGAAAATAAAATCACCATTTCCAACATTCACTATCGTAGAACCTGATAAGCTACCAGTAGTAGTTGTAGATGTATTAAACAATATACCAACAGATGATGTAACACTACCACTTGCCAATGTTAATACTAGTGGAGTAGGTTCGGTATATCCACCTACACCTGCTACTCTACAAATTGTAGCTGCTCCGGCTTCTTTAAGATACGCCTGAACTGCGATTGGTGTGTAATACGTGTCATCTACAGTTCCGAAAAGTTGTTCAAATTCAGTTTGAGTGTTTACCAATGTAGGTACAAGTGGTCCTTCCTTAAACGGGCCTATAAATGCCGTTCCTATGTCAGCAATACCTTGCTGTAAAAATGATAGGTCATTCTCTCTTGTGAAAACGCCTGGTGATACTATTTTTTCTGCCATTGTTTTTTTATTTTAATTGTTACTTGTTTTGGTTAATGATAAATATATTTTTATATTCCAAAACATTAATTTTTGGGTATAAAATTTATAAATAATATTTTGATAGTTGGATTATAACCAGGGATATATATAAAATTAAATTCCTAAAATGTAAATTATGCAGCAAAATTTCCGGTAGTAGATGATAGTTTTTTAACTATGTAATAACTTCCAGGTTGTGGTGTTACACTTCCAGCGCTAGTTGTAACACGTAATCTTATATTGGTGGCCGCATTTGTAAATACTATAACTTTAAAATTAAATAGATGATAATTTGGGGCTGTTAATGTGCCGGTGGCAGCATGTGCAAGTGTAGTGTTTGATTGTATGATTGCGTGAGCCGTTACCGGTGCTGTGGTGACAGCTGTTGTCGTGAATCCTGCAACAGCTGTACCGACGTAGTAACTTCTCATTAAACTTGGCGCAGAACTGGCTAACCAAGTCCAGGTTACAGTTCCGTTTGTGGTTTTTTGAAAGTAGGCCACACATTCTATATCATAAAAAGAATTGGCCTCTAAATTTATTGAACTATTTGCAGGAAAGTAATCGGTTATTGTTGGGCCCAATGCAGATCCAGATGATGTATATCGGTATATATATGTGTTAGGTATTTCACCTCTACCAGATGTTGTATTAGTTGTAGCATATAAAGTTGAACCATCATATTCAATTGCTCCTGCAGATGCAGTTGCTAAATTTGTGCCGGTTGGTATTAATATTGGTGGAGTTGAATTTGTACCAGCATTAGTTCTTATACTTGCCGTTACTCCGGTGTGTATAACTTGGCTTGTTGTACTTAGGTTTTGGTTTATAGTATATGCGGTTATATTATTTGCAAATGATGCCGTTGCTAATAATGAACCAATAATTGAAACTGAACCTGATATACTTACATTTTTATATTGGTCAACTGAAAATATATTAACACTACCGGTACTCACCGAAAACAAAGTTGCATCGGATGCGGTTGTATCTGCAATAGTAAATATTGGGCCAGAACTACCAGATATGTTTAATAAAGTTGAGCCACTACCTTGTACCGTTAACGAATTAAAACTTCCTGTATCTGTATAAAATATTGCCATACGTTAATAAATATTAAATTTAATATAAAGTATTAATCGTTGTATGTACTTACTATGAATAGTATATTATCATTTACGCCGGCTGTTACATTAAATGTATAACTATCCGGGCCTTCCGATACGGGTATACCGGATCCTTGAAATACTCCATTTTTTTTAAGATATACATTTCCTAGTGCATAACCAACAAAATCCAATGTGCCTTTATTAAGTGTTAGTGTAATTGGTATATTACTAACTATGGGGCCAGTACTAGTATAAATGATTTGGGCAGGACCGTTATTTACTAATTCTGGAGGTACAGTTATATTAGTTCCCGATGGGGTAAACTGTATACCAGATAGACTTACCACAGTATCTGCTTGTAATAATCCAATTGATAATTCAATACTATAGTTTGCAAAAGGCGGAGTAAATGTAGGATCAGTACTTATATTAATACTACCGTTTTTGTTTATTCTACAATATGTGTTTATATTTATTGCCATTTATTATAAATATTTTATTTTAATCACACCCATTATCACTTATTATTGTATTTCCTGATAATCCATAATAACCGACATTTACTGGGTCACTAATAGCAATATAAGTAGTTGGTATTGTTAATGCTAGGTCTGTGTATAGTGTGGAGCCTATACCTAGGACGGGGGATGCTGAATATATTAGGTATGTGTCAAATCTTTGTTCACATGCATCACCGTTAATATATACACTAAAAGCGTATGATTGCACAAACGGTTTTTCTTTTTTAATATTAGTTTTATTTACACCATCTATATTAAGTGTTCCATTAATTATAATTGCCATAACTTGTATTAATTATAAGACGTTGCTATCCAATATACTGGCCCAGTCAACGCTTGCGATGAGTTTGAATTTATTGTAAAACCGGTTGACGATTTTGATTGTATAGACCATACTCTTGGGTCTTCTCCTGTTACAGTTACCGAATATAGATTATTACTATATGCTGTTCCAAAAGTTATTGCCGATACTAATGGTGTTCCCGTAAAAGATACTACAGACGCAGATGCTGCTTTCAATGATTGTAGCGAACCGGTTATACCTGCTGATACGGTTAATGATCCTGTTATTTGGGTGTTAGTTTCTAATCGTATTAATGAACCACTACTATAAATCACCGATGAAGTCATATGATGTCCACCATCGCCTACGGCGGCATACCCTATATTGATTGGCAATTCACTTCCCATACCACTATTGTTCCTTGGGCCTACTAGAAATAGAGCACCATCATAAGTTGCTCCTGCTGGGTTACTGTATATCCATTGATCATTTTGGCTATCCCATAATATAGATCCCGTTTTACCCGTTGAGCCCGAATCGTAAACTGCTAATCCGCCAAAACGAACAGCCGGCGTTGATGTACTTACTCTAATTATATTTGTAGATATATCTAATTGAGAAGAAGTTACATATGTAATTGATGAACTACCAAGTACAGTTAAATTTTGGTTTATAATTAAACTACCACTTATTGTTTGTGTTGTTCCGCTACTTCCGGTTGTTAAAAATGAGCCAGTTTGTGAGTTCAATGTGTAAGCCGATAACATTGAACCAGTTTGTGTGTTTAATACGAAACTGCTAGTCTGCTGATTAGTTACAAATGAACCGGTTTGTGTATTTAATACAAATGAGCTTGTTTGGGAATTAGTTACATAGTTCGTAAGAGAGTTTGTAAATAACTTACCACTCGTCGAGTCAATAGTTATTACATCCGTAAAGTTATCAGCTTGTAGATTTCTAAAATAAATTGCTGTTCCTGAACCCGATACTACTAATGATCCTGTAATGTTTAATGACCCTGTAATATTTTGCGTACCAATAAAGGAATTTGAACCCGTTCTTGCAAATGAACTAGTCTGCGAATTAGTTACAAAGCTTGAAGTAGCTGAATTTGGTGTATATCCAAAAACACTTCCGCTAAATGAGCCGGTTATACCACCCGATACAATTAATCCGTTTGTGAAATTACCACTACCACTTACATCTAAAGTATATATTGGTTTTACTACATTTATACCAACCTTACCATTTGCTGAACCCGCATATGGATTCGTACCTATATTGGAATATGATCCCGTTGCGAATATAATACCACCTAAATTTATAGAGTCTCTCGCATCCTCAGGTAATGTTATGTTTGTACCAATTATGATATTATTAGAATTGATACCATTTCCTGTTATTCTTTTACCAACATAATATCCTATTAAAGTTGAATAACTTGCACTATATGCATTTTGTCCTGTATCGCGGCCAAAGAAATTTGAATTATTTGCATTTCCGGCTCCCAAACCTGCACCATATCCTAAAAAGTTTGATTGATGTGCGTTTGTCGCAGAGTTACCAGCTTGATACCCAATAAAATTAGACGTATATGAATTTATCGCAGTATCGCCGGCCGATGCTCCTAAAAAGATTGAATGATTACTATTTGTTGCACCAGCTCCTGCATTACTACCAAAAAATATACCCTGCGTGGTACTAAAATTAGAAGTTGCTGGATTTGTTGAATATAATGAAGTACCTGCTGTTGATATAGAACCAGTACCTCCACCACTACCAAATCCACTAGCTGCAGCTGATGCCGATATGAATGTTGGATTTATGTATGATGCCGTAGCAGCATACGAAGAACTTTCAACCAATATATGATATTTGGTATCGTAAGTTCTATTTTTTGATATTCCGTATAATCCTTTATTCATAGTTTATTATACTGCGGTATATGTACTACCTTCCAATGTTACAGATAATCCATCTCCGTTGTTTCCAAAAGAAGATTGATTTATTGCTATTTTATCAGTTTCATTTAATATTAGTCCACCTGTAAATGTCAATTGTGCATATGGTGGTGGGGTTGTTGCGGTTACCGATGTTGATGGAAACTTTACAACATCGTATATACTCCAAGCGTTATAGTCGGCCGCATATACCCATATGTATACTAACTTTTCTGATACCGTTGGCAAATTTGCAACGTCAGCCAATGCACGAATTGTAATCCTTTCTACCAATGTTCCTTCGGTAGCGGCTGCCTGAAATATAGTTAGTGGTAAATTATTTCCAATATCATTAACATTTAGTGCTCCAAAATTTCCCGTTTGGAAGTTTCTTGTCACAAGTACCGGTGTTGCTGTAAATACCGGTTGTTTGTTTATTGTTGATGGCATACTATGTAAAGTTTATATGATTAAATATATTGATTGTTGTAAATTTGGATTCTTCTAATTGTTCTGGTTTTATTGTTAATGATCCGCTTGCCCCTACGTTTATATCATCCACAGTTGCTGCTATACCTCCGCCTGCTGTCTGATAGTATAATTGGCCTGTCGATGTGTCAATACTTACTACGTTTGTTTGTACCGTATTTGATAAACTTGTAAATCCCACAGATCCGCTTACTTGAAAATTATATGTTGGACTTACTACGTTAATACCTACTTTACCATTTGCTGGCGTTGTTAGTGGGTTTCCAGTAGTGATTGCATAGGTGTTTCTAGCAAATATTACACCGCCTAAGTTAATTGCGTTGGCGGTTGTATTGGGTAAACTAATGTTTGTACCTATAATTATATTATTGCTACCTATCTCGTTTCCTGAAGTTCCCACTCCAGCTAAATATCCTATCAATGTTGAGTAGGATGCGCTTGTTGCTCCCACACCTGCATTAGTACCTATAAAGTTAGAGTACGCTGCATTTAGTGCGACAATACCGGCACCTTGACCTATAAAGTTTGAGAATGCAGCGTTTGTTGCTCCTTTTCCTGCACTGTCTCCTAAATAGACTGTATAATTGGCGAGGGTTGCTTGGTACCCGGATTGGGTTCCTATGTTAATTGCCGAAAACGGGGCAGCTTGGTATCCTGATTCATATCCTATGCAGATTGATGCATTTGCGTATGTTGCTCCAAACCCAGATCTACTTCCTATGAATATGCCATTAAGAGTACTAACTCCAGGTCCGGCCGGTATCGGGCCAGTGGTGTATAAACTACTACCTGTTACTGCAAATGGATATGATGATGATACTGCATTATTAGCCCAACTAGCAGTACCCTGCAAGCTTCCTGTGAAAGAAGTTGCGTTCACTGATCCAGATACAATTTGACTACCACTAAATGTATTGCTTCCCGTTGTTGCGAATGAACCTGTTTGTGTATTCCTTACAAATGAACTCGTTTGTGAGTTCAATACATATGGCGATAGCATTGAACCTGTTTGGCTATTAAGTATAAAACTAGCGGTAGCAGTATTAGGGACATATCCAAAAACACTTCCACTAAACGATCCCGTTATACCACCACTTACATTTAGTGAACCAGTTATACTTTGGCTACCAGATACTATTATCGTTCCAATTAAAGTTTGGGTATCATTTGTAGCATCTCCTAATTGATTTGAACCCGATGAATATATCACCGATGCCGTTTCGTATATTACTGAAAGATATTGTATTGATGCTGTACCCGTTACCGTTAGGTTTTGCATTGTCATTGAACCAGTCTGCGTACTCAACACATATGGTTGTAACATTGAACTTGTAATACTATTTAATACAAAACTAGCCGTTTGTGAATTTGTAACAAAGCTGCTTGTTTGTGAGTTTTGTACAAAGCTACTAGTTTGAGAATTGGTAACAAAGCTGCTTGTTTGAGCATTGGTAACAAATGAACTAGTTTGTGAGTTCAATGTATAAGGCGATAACATTGAACCGGTTTGTGAGTTTAATACGAAACTACTAGTCTGCGAATTGGTTACAAATGATGTGGTTGCTTCGTTTGGTACATATCCGGCTACACTACCACTAAATGAGCCGGTTATTCCTCCGGTTACTAATAGTGATCCCGTTATAACTGCTGAACCTGAGAATGGGAATCCCGCACCTGCTCCGGCGTTTAGTGCATATGATGCGGTTGTTGCAAATGATGCCGTTCCTAATAATGAACCTGTAATACCCCCACTTACATTTAGCTTATTATTAATCGTTACTCCTGAACTTGATATTATTAAAGTTGGATTATTATAATTACGATTTGTATAAATTTGAAGCGGTTTGTTTGCTTCCGTTCCTATATTTGCTTCACCGGTCGCATCTGCCCAACCGGCTAATGATGCTGTTGTTGTACTGTAAGTATCGTTATATATTCCAAAGGCCCAAGGTTCAGAATTAGCAGCGTGTACTTGTAATATAGTAGTTTGTCCTGATCCTGAAATTACTTGAGTTCCTCTAAATGTATTTGAGCCGGTTGTTGCTAGCGTAGATACATCGATATTCCCAACATCGCCTTTATCTCCTTTTGGCCCTACAGTTGCAATTTGAACCGTTGTGGTTTCGGCAGCAGATAGTGTAACGGTAGTTGCATCACCATCGTTTGTAATAGTAATGGTATTATCTTCGGTGGTTACATTTACCGAATTAGCATCCGTTGTTATTATGTTTAATTCATCTGCCATTATTATCTAGTTACTTCTCTACTTAATTTAATTGTACCTTGCAATAATCGGGTTACCAAACTGCCCGATTGGATTTCTATATCATAAAGTGCTGTTTCAAAATTAAGAGCGGAAGAACTTACAGCAGATATGTTTATTCCTATTGTTCCCGATACGGGACTGGTATTACCATTTGAACCACTAAAATTTAGACCAGTGCCATCGGCTGCCAATGAACTACTTAAATAAATGTAAGAAGTTGTAGTATTATCGGCATAATCAGGTCTTATCTGCATTCTGCCACCATATCCGCGTAAATCAATTGCACTACCACTAGCATCTTTATATGCCAATTCAAGTTTAACCGTAGTACCTTGCTCTATTGTAAAGTTATATTTTCCAGCTGCCATATTGAGTTTTATCTATAAATATGAATATTATAAAGTTATGAATTTACCAGTTATTACTAAATTATCAGTTGTATTGTAACTAGTTCCTCCTATGAATACCAATGATACCGTATTGTTTGAATATGTTGCCGTAAAGTTAGTACCTTGTGTTAATTTTGTACTATTTTTATATACGGCAATTTCATAGCCAACCGCATTTATTGTTAAGGTATTTGTTACACTTCCTGCTAATAATGCCGGGGCTGTTATAAGTTTTATACCATTTATTGTAAAGTTTGTTTGTCCGTTTGTACTTGCTACTTCCGTATATGTGGTATTTAATGCCAAATAATCAACAACATCTTTATTAGCATTGTAAGATAAAGGATTTAATAAGCTGGTTTCCATTCTACCATTTGCTGTTAAGTCGGTTTCAGTTGTAAATACTACACGTCCAACTCCAAACCCTTTTTTAGTCGTTTCTTCACCATCAAATCTTTCAGGAAGAAGATATGCTTTTACATTTATACTACATTCAACTCGATTGATTCTCTGATTGCCTTCATCCAATTCATTTATAACATTATAATCAGTTATAGTTGACATGAATTTATATTTAGTTTTATCACCCCAATATTCATCGGATGCCCAGTTTAGTGATTCAACTATTTTATTAACCTGCTCCGTATAACTTGCCCACCCCATACATTCATAAGTCACTTCTACATAATCCGGAACAGTTATATTATAAACTTCATATTTTGGTTGGTTCCCTGTTAGTAGATTAAATCGACTATAACGATTATCTTTTGACCATTTCGTTACACCCTGATATGATACATGTCTATTTAATACAGGTATTGCATCGTTTTTTGCAACACCGGAACGTCTTATCATAAAAATTGGTAATTGTATTTTTCCTTTTTGGTCTCTATATAATCCTTTTTCTCTCGCACCTTCCCACCTTTCCGAATTACCATACACAACCGGTATCTTTATAGAAATACCATTATCATCAAGTGTTGGTAAAACTACATCGGATAAATAACCAATTATTGCGGCATCAACATCATACAAAGATACACCTTGCTTCAAATCATTCTGCTCACGTTTTATTTGAGCTTCTCTATTTGGATTTCTTAACGGATTTTCTGCCATATTACTTTATTCTTTCTTCTATGTTAAGCATTGATTTACTAACCATAATGGTAGAGCAAACAATACTAAAATTATTTTTTGGAATGCCACCGGTATACTGAACTTCGGATGTGTTATCAATTTCATAATACGAATCATCAAAATAAATAACATCACCAACTTCTGGATATGAATTTTTTTCTTCACAAGCAAATCTGTCAAATCGGAACTCTATATTTTGTAATGTTTCCGAACCAAATCCTTCGTAATTAGTGGTTGTAGCTTCTTTGTTAATTAGGACATATAATTGTACACCAGGATACCAAGTTTTATTCATTGCTTCACCATAAAGGTTTATTTTGGTATCTACAAGATTTATCTTATATAGTACGCAAGTGTTTTGAACAACATCATCAACTACTTCACGTGCTATACTTTTAAAAAACGATACATCTCTGTCTGATATAAATTTTGGCATATTATCCTATGTATATTGTTAATGGTACTTTTTTCAACATTTCTTGATGATAGTCTGCTTCATTTTTTCTGATTTCAAATTGAGTTTTGCGGCTTAACTCCTCAAGGTTTTCACGAAGTTGAGTCATAAGCGCATCTTTTTCAACCTGAGCCTCACTTCTTAATGCAGCACCATCCAATGATACAGTTGCATCTGGAATTGGAATTTCATTATACTTTTCACGAATAGCACCTAACAATTCTTTTGCTAATGCAAGTGTGTATCTTCTTATCCATTGCTTTCCCACATCATTTATATTTGAGTACTGAATAAAATCATACTTTATATCCGAATAGTCCGATACTACATTTGATTTTACTATTGCCGAATTATTTTCAAAATCGGTTCTTTCAAAATAATCAAAATATATTGTTTTTATTGGACTTAATGTAGATGGCGCAGGGAATACGGTAAGCTTATTATTTACTATATTAAATGTAAATGCCGATTTACGAACGTGGTCATTAAATTCAATATGTTGCATTCTCAATACATCTTCAAATATTGGCATCATTAGGAATTGTGCAGCTGGCGAAAAGTTACCAAATCCCAACTCACTAATTAAATTCAATGTACCTTGTGCACCTACTGAATAAGGGTCAAAGAAACGAGTGATTGCTGGAATTGCTTCATAATAAACTTTGGTTACATCTCTTATTGTTGAACTATCTAATAAAGTTTTCGTAGTTGCATCATACGCACTTGTGGTTAAATCATAAGTCTGAGTACCTGGCGTTGTGTTTATATATGCTTTTTTATATGAAGTAGGTCCGCCAACTCCAGCCAAAGTACCATATGCCTGTGATAATCGGAATGTTTGTGGTAAGTTAGTACCATCAACTAATTTTTGAGAATAATTTGTACCAGCTTTTCTACCTTTGAGTGTATCAAGATTGTTTCTGATGTTAAATTGGTTTACTTGCGCCGAATACTCCGATACTGATTCTTCAAAGCAAGCGTAAAATTGTTCATCTATTAATTCAACATCTATAATTGGATAACCCAATCGTTTTGCACACCATACAGCTGTTCTTGGTCCATCGTTTTGAAAGTCCGAATCGGAATCATATAATGCGAATGGAGTTTTGCCTGATATTGTTGAGCCGCTTCCGGGCCATTTTAGATTGAAAGACATAGTTTTAGAATTATAGTTATTCTACTATAAATATAAAAATTATGAAAGATTTGAGTAATAGGCAAAATAAAAGGGAGAATTTCTTCTCCCTTCTAATTTATATTAATCTAAATACGATTAAATAGTGTTCATACCTTCAATTACAACCTTACCATAAAATTCTGGACGAACTATCTTCTTAGCGTAACGAGTCATAACGCCTCTACGCGGTGTGAAGTTAGTTGGGTCGTAAACCAACGGAGTCATAATTAACGGAACGTATGGAGCGTAAACAGCACCAGTCTCAAAGAAGTTACTTCCTTTGAAGCCCATTAAGATTACATTCTCAGTCATGTATGGGTTTTTGTAAACATCATAACGATTAGAGATTGCACCTACTTGAGATACACCTGCTGCGAATTGTAACGCATCTTTAGCTGGGTTAGCTGTAAATCCGTTCATTGATTCAAGAATAGTACATACGTTTGGAGAAGCAACTATAAAGTTTGCACCACCACGCATTGTTAATTGGTGAATCTTGTTAGAAACTTTTTGCAATTTAATACCCAAAGTCTGGAACCAAGTGTTCTTTTGGTATGCACTTGCTTGAGCCGTTTGTGAATCAAGACTAAATCCAGCACCATTCCACTCATATCCAAGACGAGCTGACCAGAAATCGGTAGTTAAAGCGTTTTGCTGTAACATCTCAAGAATTTCCAAATCAATTTCTAAAGCGATGTATTCACTCAACATTTGAGTTAATTCAGCTTCAGCATCAATTGAATGATATGCGTTCAAATCTTGTGCCAATTCCGGAGTCCAAATTGCTTTTAACTTACGAGTTTTAGCAACGATTGGTTCTGATTTCAATTCCAATTCAATTTCAGGAATTGCTAAGTTAGAACCTTTATCTTCAAAATCACCACGATTTTCAGCTTTTGGTTGAGTGTGGTAAACCATACTTGCTGTTACATTACCAGATGCGTAATTTGATGTAACACCTGTTGCTAAGAATACAACATTATTTCCAGATTTTACTGTGTACTGTGGTTGGATTGTACCATTTACAGCTGCAGCAGTTGATCCTGATGTGAATGAAGCTTCAAATGCTCTAACACCATTGAAATCGGCATCTGTCGGTAATGGAACAGTGAATGTTCTAGCCGTACCAGCTGCATAAGATGCAGATACTGTTTGGTTAGTAAGGTCATAAGCAATATCTCCTAATGATGCCGATGCAACAGTCACACCAAAAGATGATGTAGATGCGTTATTGATTGTATAACCAAAACGTCCTGCTCCGTAAAGACCACCTTCAGTAGCTTGAGTTGAACCAAGTTTGTTTCCAGCTGGAGATAAACTATCTTTACCTACAGTATTACTGTTACCAAACAAAGATGATCCAGTGAAATCAGGATTACCAGCTGGGTTAGAACCATATTTGAAATCCATATAGAAGATAAGACCTGAAGGTAAGTTCATCGGTTGTACAGAAACGAACTCTTTTGCAGCGATGCTACCAAAGATACGTCTTACCAACGGAAGAGCTACACCAGCCCATTCTTCTGAACCTGCTGAAGTACCTGTGCGGGTTGCTTCATCAAGTAATTGCTTAGCTTGGTTTTCAAGCATTACTGCCATACCATGCTTATTTGTTTCAGATCCTACTCCTTCAAGTAGACCTGTTCTTTCCCACTTGCCTTTCAAACCACGAGTTTGCTCTAGCATAATGCTTTGTGGGTTAGCACCTGTCATTAATTTTTTTAAGTCCATTTTAATTAGTTTTTTTTTTGTTTTGTTAAATTATTTGATAATACCTGCTAACTTTTTGAACCTGTCAGAGAAGTTGGTACTTTCTGCAATTACTTGCTTTTGTGCAGTTCCAGCTGGCTTAGTTGATTTAACAACTTTACTAGCAAATCCTTCTGTGATTGATTTTTTAGCTGATTTTTTAGTAGAGGGTACATGCTTTAGGTTTTCTGCTAATGTAGAATACACAAGCTTAACTTCTCTAACTGTTTTTGTTCTATCCAAAGTTTCAATGACTTTAACTTTTTGTTCGTTAGTCATATTGTGTGCTCTGAATAATTTGTTTGCGAATAACAATTTTGCGTTCAATAAGTTTACCTCATTGATAGTTGAACGAAGAGATATGATAGTCTTGTAAGCTTCATTTAATTCAGCTTTCATTTCTTCTTTATCTTCTTCAGCTTCATTTGTAGCTTCATCATCTTTCATGTCGCCTGTCATAGAAGCTTCCATTTCACGAAGGATTTCTTCCAAGTCGATTACATCTTCCTTGTCTTCTTCTTCGGTAGTCATAACAACCTTAGGGTCTTCACCTTTATCAGTTCCAGCTTCAGTACCATCAGAATAACCTTCCATAGTTGGTTCTTCTTCAGTTTCTTCTTCACCTAATTGAGATTCCAATTCACGAATGATAGATTCCAAATCCATATCATCTTCTTCTTCGGTTTCTTCGGTTTCATCTCCGGTGATTTCGTAGTCTTCACCATCATCTTCCATGTCTTCCATGCCTTCCATGTCTTCCATGCCTTCCATGTCATCTTCTTCGCTGTACATACCTTCTTCTTCGGTTTCATCACCTTCGAGTTCAGCTAGTCTAGCGCGAAGTTCAGCGATTTCAGTTTCCTTTTCATCTTCCATACCCATTCCCTCTTCTTCGTTAATGTCTTTTGTTTTTGTGTAGTCACTAACGATAGTAGATGAATTAGCAGAAGATTTTTTAATACCAACTGAAAGGTCGGTATCAGCATCTAATGATGGAGTTTTACCAGGGGTTTTGCCCATAGTATCAGCTGTACCAATGTCAGTTGAATCTAACTCTTCGTTTTGCATTTCTTCGTCATCATCTCCCATTTCAGCTTCTTGTCTCAATTTTTGAGAAAGAATTGATTGTAAGCGTGGCGTAAAAGCTTCTTCAAGAGCTATTTTTGCGTTTGCTAAAGCAGTTTCTTTAACGGCTTTGGCATCAGCGATTGCTTCTTTCAATAATTTTGAATTTGCCATTTTTGTTTAAAAATTAAATTTGTTCGTGAAGTTATTCTGGAGAACTCCAATAGAATTATGTTGATTGTTCGGTCACCACTTATAGAGAAGGGTATTCATTAATCAACTATTATAAAAAAAGATAGTCCTATATAGAATAGGACATTTGAGAATAAGTATATAAAAATAAACTAAAAGTAATAAAATTATGAATTTTTTTTAATTTTTATACTTTAAAATATATTTCTTCGTAATGAAGTACATCTAATAGATTTGTTGGGTCAATTATTTGTGCAGCGTTTAGTAAGTCAGAATATTCTGCTACTGATTTGGTTTGTCCTTCACGTAATTCTTGTAGGAAATCAAATGTTGCCAAATCGTGTTGGAATATTTTTTGTGAAGTTTCATTGTACTTTTCAAATAGGTCAAACTCCAATAGGTATGCTTTGTTTACTATATCAATTAATCCTGCAAATTGAATGTTTGGTTTTACGGATGGCATTGTTGGTGTTATATTCCAATCTACCATATAGTTTTGTAGAATTTCAGCGTGTCCTAATTCGTTTGCTGCTTCTGCTACAAAGAATGCCGCTGCGTTGTTATACCCAACTCCTTTACAAAAGTTTGCTGCGTTTCTATAAAAGAAGTGTGCTGTATATTCATCAAATAACCTTTCGTTTAACAATGCTACAGTGGCATTACCCAATACTTTCGGATTCATTGCTTTTGCCATTGTAAGTGCTTTAATATTCGTACCCATAACTTATTTTTATTTTATTTTTTTCTTAACATTTTGAAATCTTGTCCATCAAGCTTTCCGTTTTTATTCATATCAATTTTATGTTGGTCACCTTTAAGTCCAAGCCTTTCTTGCATTTGTTCTTCACTAATTTCTGCGATTTCAAAGTAACGTCCTAAAACGTGCCCCATATCTTCGTATAGTGCCTCAAGTCTTTCTTCTTGACTTCTAGCTTCAACTGCCTCTTTCTCAAACTTCTTTTGTAAGTTCTTTAGCTCCCCCATATTACGCTTGATTGTAACTCTATCAAACCAATCACCTGCCTCACGTAAAGTGTACTCCTGAGCCGCATCAGCAATTGCACCTAATGTCTCTGCTATATTACGAATATCTGATTTGCGAGTCATGCCCTCTCTATGTTGTCCGTAGGTAGATATGATTTCCAAAAAATGCTTTTTTAGTTCAGTTGGCATTTGTTGGTATTCTTCGGTTTCTTTTAATATATCCTTTAAACGTATCATAAATTATTTTTTAATATCCTTTGTACCAATTTTTATCTCCACCGTGATTTTTATCAAATGCTAATAAAAACGATTTTAATGCTTTTGCTTTTTCCAATGCTTTTGATTGGTCACCACCACTAAGATATACTCGTTTTATTTGTGCCTCCAATTTACCACTGCGAATATCATCCACTTTGAAACTATCTCTTGGAAACATACTTGCAAATTTGAAAACATCTTCCGAAGTTAATCCAGATGCTTTTACATCTTTCATAGCTGATTGGATTTCCTTTTCATCTTCGTATGTAGATTCCGCATTCTTCTTCATAAACTTAACAGCGCTTGCTAACTTTGAATTTGCTGCGAAGGCTTCGGATAATAAATCTTTTAGTTTCATTTATTTGCGTTTTTTGTTCTCACCCATAAAATCGTGGTCATCGTTTCCGGTCTTTTGACGTTTAACAACATCGTACTTTTTAAGTTTTAATACGGCCTGGTTTAATTCTGATGTTGTGATTCCCATTGAATCCATCACTCTGGCTATTACTGCTTGCTCTTTCTTTTTTGGAAGATTATAGGATTTGATTGTTTGTACCAATCTTTCTAAAAAGCGTTCTACCTTTGATGGTAATGCTACATCCATATCTTGTAAAGCTTCATTTTGCTTTGGCTTTTGATTAGCCGGTATTAGATTTATTAATTTTGCCATTTTACTTTTTATTATAAATATATTAATTTAAATCAATTAGGATTTCTCTCATTAAGTCGTGTGAGCGACACCATTTGCCACATTCATCTGCTATTTTCTGCCATTGCTTGCTTTCGTTCATCGGTGCCATAAATGCCCCATGCGTTGAGGGGTTTGAAACGAAGTCCCAGCCTACTAATTCAAAATCTTCCTGCACCATTACAGTGCCATCATTCATTTCTTTTACAGAACCAAGTCCTCTACTACTAATACCCAATCGGATATTATTTTTTAGAAGTTCTCTTAGTATATTTCCAGATGGAGTTGAAAGTATCTCCACAGTACCACATACATCATCACCTTCCCAATAGATTTCTCTAATATTATGAGAAACATTTTTAAGATTGATTACAGGTGAATCGGGGTGGTCAAGCTCTCCCAAAGCACGTCTTTCTTTAATAAGTTGTTCGTATTTCTGACATTCTCTTTTAAGAATTTCTTTTGGGTATCTACGATTATTTTGATTTGGTGCACCTGCTCTTTGCAAAATACCCTTAACAAGAAAAGTTCCATTTTCTTCTTCACGTATCTTTGCTTCAAAAAGGTGTGTTTCTATTAAGAGTCCTTTGTTCATTACTTTATATCGTTTTTAACTTTTGTTGCAATATTATTCATTAAAGATGAATTGTTCCATGCATTTGAAATAGTTTTAATCAAACTATCTTCAAAATCTTTTTTATATTTCT